TCGATTCCTTGATACCCAATCTGCGTTCCATCATCAGAGTATGTTGTGACTGGATTTGCTGCCTTCTGCCCCAAAGTCTGTCGAGAATAGAAGGTGGCAACACCTTGACGATCGATGAAGAAGGCTCCGAACTCGGACTTATCTGCAACCGTCTGCATCGCATCCAACAATGTGCGGTTGGCTGTTCCTGGATCTGCTTGCAGAGTGGAGGTGCCTGTGTCGATAGCGCGTTGACTGGCTGGCCATTGAGCAATGTCGAGCAATCGTGAAACGCGAGTTCCTGTGGTATCACCATTGGCTGTTCCAGTGATTGCGTTGATGTTGAGGTTTGTCAACATTCTGAAGCCGTCAACGCACACCAAGGTCACGCTAGAACGGTCATTGATTCCGACTGCAAAGCGAGTGATGAACTGCATAATGAAGCCGTTGAAGAGGGTGTATCGAGTGCCGTTATAATCGGCATAAATGGTGATCTTACGAAGCGGCAAAATCTTGCCGTAGTAGGGCGAACTCGAATTGCTCGGATTGAAATTTCCGTTGTCATCTTGGAGAACTACTGTGGCGCTTCCTGCCTCGAACTTGTCAAGGATACGGTTGCGACCTCGGCGAATGGATGCCTGAAGTGCGATTGATGAGACATCTACTGAGTCATCGGAATCGGCAAGCTGCGCCGTTCCCAACTTGCCTTTGATTGAGTTGTCCAAAGTAAAGGCTGAGGAAATAAATGTTGCACCATTGGTGAAGTCAATGATTGCTCCGAAGGTTGGAACTCCTGTGACCGACATTTAGATGTTCGCAATCGAGCCGAGATTGAGAGCAGATTTTCCTGAAAGCTGATTGATTTGGAATTGCTTTGCAATCGCTGCTGCGTTATCTGATTGGGTCTGAACATTGCCTTGAACATTGATGATGGTAGTTCCACCGCCAGTTCCTGACATAAAGTTTGACCCGAAACCATATTGAGCTGCAGCATCTTGGTTTGCGCCAAATGATGCTGTCGGAGTCGAAGGAACAATAATTTGACCCAACTCTGTAGTTGGGAATTTGGCTGTTGAAGAGAGTGTATATCCAGGATAAGGAATTGTTGACGCGGAAGAGGATGAACCAGCACCTGAACCAGCACCTGAACCAGCACCTGAACCAGCACCTGAGCCAGCACCAGCACCACTTGCTGCTGGTGTTGAGATGGTGACAGGATTGCGCAAGCCGTCATAGTAGGCATTCAGCATCGCCAGAGCATTGCTCCAACCTTGAGCCGCTACTGCTCCTGGTGAGCCTAAATCCTTTGGATCAAAGGCTGCTGCTCCAGTTACTTGGGCGATATATGCGACAACTGCGTTCTGAGAGATTCCCCACTTATCAGCAAGGAGTGCGACCTCGGCTGATGAAATGTGATTGTCTGAAAGCGCGGCGAGCAAATCGTTATAGCGAGCAATCGCTTGGTTGGCGCTGACCTGAGCCGCCATGCCATCGAGGATTGCTTGGATGCGCTCTTGCTCGATGATGTTTCCTTGCCTGACAAGGTTCTGGCGAGCAGCTTCAAGTTCAATCGGATCAGAACTTGCCTGATCCTTTACAGTCACACCCATCTTCTTCAAAGCATCGATGGATGCAATTTGAGCAGCAGTCAGTTTGGAAGTTGAGGCTGTTGCCTTATCTGTCTGGGCTGTGATGTCAGCGAAACTCTTGACAACGATGGGAGAAGTTGCCTTGAGTTTGACAGCGTTCATATGGAACTTGTCGAGTTTATTGGCGGCAATTTCTAGAACCTCGGAGGTCTTTCCTAATCCATCTGCTGCTGTCTTCGCCCAGTTAGCCATTGCCTTGTTGCCAGAGAGGAATGCGACAGCGCGAACAACTTGGAAGATGATTGAAGCAAATTTGAGAAGGTCACCTGCGGTTCCAAGGATGACAGCCGAGACTTTTGCCATGATGTTGATAATCAAAGCCCAAGCATTAGCAAATGGCTGAAGATACTTTGGATTCTCGCGCAAGAAGTTCAACATCTTGACGAAGGTTGGGATGACATAGGTGTCAATGACCTTGACCACTGCATTGAATACAGGCAGAAGCAACTGTCCAACTGAGTTGGAAAGTTCTTCCATCTTGACTTTCATCGCTTCGATAGGATGAGTCTGAGCATAGGCTTCAGCTTGACCTTGCAAGGATTTGGTGAGTTGGTCGCTGATAATCTTGAACTTCTCAGCATTGGTTCCAACTTTAGGCATGACAACGCCCAAAGCGGTCAATGACTTGACTGCCTTGCCTTCAGAGGCTTTTCCGAGAGCAATCATTGCATCGCTCAGGCTCATATTCCCTGCTCTTGCAACATTTGCTGCAAGGCCGAGATTGTTCATTGCACCTGATGCGCTATGGAAGATGATTGCGCCGCGAGCCAAGGCATCAGCAGTATCGATAGAGCTGAAGGCAAGATTGCCCATCTGCTCGACTGCCTTTTGAACCTGCTCGCTGTTGGAATTGAGTGCGGATCCAGAATTGGCAAATGCCAAGTTCATCTTCGAGAATGCGCCGTTGACTCTTTCGGCAACCTTGACAGATTCAAAGCCAAATCTGAGAATCTCGGTGACTGCAAATGCAGCAACGAACTTCTTGCCTAATTGCTCGAATTGCTTACCTAGACCAGAAGATTCCTTTGATAAGTTTTTGAAATCTTTGGTTGCTTCCTTGGTTCCCTTGTCGGAGTATTCGGAAACAATACGAGCGACAACTGCGCCTTTGTTAGCCATTTTTCTCCCTATCGAGACTCAAGGTTTTTTTGCAAAGTAACCTTCGCCTCTTCAAGAGCGAATGAGAACTTTGCCTCAATTTTTGCACGATTTTTGTCAACTACACGAAAAACGACACGACTTGCTTCGCCGTATTTTTCTCTCAAGATTTGTTTGAAGGCAGTTCCCTGTGGATTCTTTCCTTCGCCTTTGACTCGACCAGCGATTTCAAAGATTGCTCCAGCTCTGGACTTATTGATCAAGGCTCCTGCGCTGGTTGTGTAATCCTTGCGAACTTTTCCTTGCGCTCTTGATGAAACAATGCCAGAGATAACTTCGCCAGTATTCCAGACAGGAAATGGTCGAGTCTTGCTTTGCTTCTCAGTTCTAGGGCCGAGTTTGCGCTGAGTCTGCCATCCACTCAAAGGTGAACCATTAGATCCAGCAGCATCTGCAACAATTATTCTGGCTTCATTCTTAGCTTTGCGAAGTTCATCATTGATTGTCTTGTTGAACTTCTTGACAGCATCTTCATCGAACTTCTTCAAATCGGCAATTGTCTGCTCGATTCCAACAAGCACAATCTTGTTTCCTGTCATCATCTCTCCATTTTTTTACTGCGCAAGTCGAGATAAGCAACGATTCCTTCTAGGACTCCATCTGGAGCATCAAGCAATTCATTCGGTGAAATTCCCAACTCCACCGCCAACACTGCAACCGTATAGGTTAGAGAGTCGCGGTGGATTCTAAGGAAGGGTCTGTCACCAATTCAACAGACTTGATGGTGTCTAGGAAGTCTCCGCCAAATGGCTTGACAACTACACCATTGCTCTGGAGTGCCTTCCAGCCAAGATAGTAGAGATGTTCCAACTTCTGTTCCTCGCTAAGTAACTTAGCAAGCCCCTTGCCGAACTTCTGCTCGAAATCCACGATGATTCGAGGGCGTAAGGAATACATATGTTCCACACCATCGCTCATTACGATTTTGACTGAAAGACCATCCATGATTTTTCCCCTAAGTTAGTTGGTTATGAAGTTGCTTTTGTGATTGCGCCAGAGACAGGCCATGTGACAGAAGCTGTTGCAAGCTGACCAACGCCACCCTTGAGTGGAGTCCAGTCTGCAACGAGCGCTGAAACTGTGTATTGCGGATTCGTTGTAGTTGTTGTACCAGCAACAGGCTTGACAACGATTGAGGTTGTGGTTCCGAGCAATGGATAGATTGTTGCTTCCACTGAGCTTGAACCAAAGTCCTGCATGAAATCAATGCTGATCTGATTGTCTGCAAGTCCAGCAACGCGAGTCTTGGCAGTTGATCCGAATGTTGTTGTCTCGACAATATCGTACTTAGTTTCAAGTGTGATGTTGTTGATGTGGTCTGAAAGGTCAACGCCGCCAATAGTGATGGAAGGGTTAGTGAGTACGATTTTAGCCATGAGTTATGCGCTCGCTTTCGTAATTGCACCTGTGATTGGCCATGTTACAGAAGCAGTTGCAAGTTGTCCAACGCCACCCTTGAGTGGAGTCCAGTCTGCAACTAACGCTGTAAATGTATAAGTTGGGTTTGTTGCACCTACTGCTGCGGATGTTGGTTGAACCACGATTGTGGTTGTTGATCCGAGCAATGGATAGATTGTCGCTTCAACATTTGCTGCTGCGAAATCTTGATGGAAGTCAATGCTGACTTGGTTATCGGCGAGACCAGCAACGCGAGTCTTTGCAGCTCCTGTTGCTCCGAAACCTGTTGTTTCAACGATGTCATCCTTGGTTTCAATGGTGATGCTTGCGATGTGATCACTCAAGATGACAGAGTTGATTGTCACCTTGGCATCGGTTAGAACGATTTTGCTCATTCGGAGGCTCCTTCAGAGGTTGCAGGGGTTGTAGTTGTTGCTGGTTTTGTCGCATCTAATGAGATGTGACCGCCTTCAATGAGGGCTTCAATATTGGCTCCCATTGCAAGCAATTCTTTGTCTGTGATGGCATCGCCCAACTTCTTTGGACTATCCAAGCGATCTGATGTGATGATGTAAGTCATTGACTTCTCCTTATGATTGGGCGGTGTAAGCGATTGCAAAGTTGAGGACTACTGCTGAACCTGAAGTGGTCTGGCGGTAGGTAACAGTGTTTGATTCGAGCCATGAATAGAAGCAAGTCCCTGAGAAGGTTGAATCTGCTCGAATAACTGTGTCCACTGCTGAAAGTAGGTTGAAGGCAGTGGTTCGAGATGACTTGAAACTTGTATCGCCTGACCATGCCCAGAGTGAGCAGTTGATTGTTCCTGACTCCTCATGGACATCTGTGAAATCAAGAGGTGTGTTGCGGATGTTGCCAACTTGCATTTCAGTATCGCCAAGAGAGCCATCGTGACCGATAGCAATGGCGTTGCCTGGATAAGATTCATCAACCTCAGCGCCATCAAATATCCGAACTCCTGCAAGACTTGAAGCCGCGCCAAGAGCTGTGATGATTTTGTCAATCATCGTTGGATATTTTGTGGTCACTGTCATGGTTTATGCCATCCCTGGGAATGAAGTTGGATCGAGTAATTCCATCGCTCGGCGAGGAAGTGAATAAGTAGGGGT